TTTTGCCATAAAAATAGATGGTAAGACGTATGTTGATGCAATCAACGATAGTCAAACCTGGAGCAATAGTCTTACTGCTCTTTCCGGTTCATCGCTGACCAATCCTCCTAATGGTTTTGATACCGACGAAAGTACTTACGCTGATAGTACTGCTGGATTTACTCTCGACCTGTCTGGTCATACTTTTGGCACTGGCGCTCACACCATCGAAGTGAAGTCAGGTGGGGCTACTAGCTTTACCGTTAATGGTTATACTTCACTCTCTGGTAGTGGCAGTGGTGCGATTGTGTGGTCCGGTACTCATACAGGTGAACTTACTTCTCTTGTCTCTAGTGCAACTGGAGCTTCTCTTTATTACATCAAAATTGATGGCAAATATTTAGCAAATCCTGGTCAAAATTATGTAACTAGCTACCCAACAATCGCTTCAACCGTCCGCGCCAATCCGTCGACTGGGTTCTCGATTGTGAGCTATTCTGGCAATGGAACTGCTGGAGCAACAGTGGGCCACGGTTTGAATAGTAAACCAGATTTGATTCTGCTTAAGTCCCGTGGCGATACTCAGAATTGGATGGTTTATCACTCTGCTCTTGGGGCTACCAAGGCTGTATTCCTTTCGACCACAGATTCAGTAGCTACAAGCAATGTTTACTTTAATAATACAGAACCAACTTCTTCAGTTTTTTCACTAGGAACACGTGATGGTATAAATAAAAATAGTGATCCTATGATCGCTTACTGTTTTTCAGAGGTATCCGGCTATTCATCCTTCGGGGTCTACACCGGCAACGGTTCTGCTGATGGTCCGTTTGTTTATACTGGGTTTAAGCCAGCGTTTATTCTTATCAAAGGCTCATCTTTCGTTTCGAACTGGTTTATCCAAGACAACGAGCGTAATGGATATAACGTCAACGATGGGGTGGCTTTACGCCCAAACCTTGCAAACGCAGAGGATGGAACAGCAACTTACAACCTAGATATTTTGTCTAACGGCTTTAAGCTTCGCACTTCAGCTGCAGATGCAAACACAAATAATGCGACCTTTGTTTGGGCAGCATTTGCATCTCACCCATTCAAAACTGTTCGCGCTAGATAACGTTAAAATTGTAGTATTGAGACAAGAAAATCATGCTTTTGTTAGATGGTAAGCCGCTCTCTTATGACAGCGCTTTTACACATGAAGGAATTCAATATCCCGCCAACTGGCTGAGACTATCTTCTTGGGAAGAGAAATCTGCTATTGGTATTACTGAGGTTCCAAATCCTCCGTATTATGATCAGCGTTTCTATTGGGGTGTTGATAATCCGAAGCAGCTTGAGGATATTACTGATGAAGAAGGAAATACTCAAACTGGATTGAAGACCCTGTGGATCCAGAAAACAAAATCTTCTGCTGGCACTCTTCTTGCTCCTACTGATTGGTACATTGTACGCAACAGTGAGACTGGTGTTGAAGTGCCTGCTGATGTACTTGAGCGTAGAGGTGAAATTCGTAGCTATTGCGATGAGTATGAGCAAGCTATTGAAGCAACTACTACTACTGATGAGTTAGCTGTTTACATCACCTCTGCTGATTACGGTAGTTTTGCAGAAGTTCCTGAGCCCCCTGAAGAACCTGTAACTCTGCCTGCTCCTGAAACCATAATTGGTGAAGAAGGTGAAGACACCATTTCTGGAGGAATTGTTTCTGGTGATGGCATCATTGGCTCAGCCGGCGAAGATACTTTGAGCTTTGAGTAATTAGTTGCCTGGATAAGGAAGACCTAAGACATCAAAAGCTTTACGTGAGTAGTGTCTTCGGTCTTCATATCCATTAGGTAGATAACGTCCGTTCACCTTAGAACCAACGTCATCTACACCTGGACGTTTTTGGCAATGGCTAATCATGCCACGGTTCATCCACCAGAAACCAGAGATTGACCACGGGTACTTTTCACTAGTGTAGGTCTTACCTATCTCCATTACTTTGGGGTCATACTGACCCTTTTTCTGTAAGTAGTCAGAAAAAGCTTGGTGGTTGTGTCGTCCAGTGACTTGAATCCAGCCAGTCCCAGCAAACTTGACACCATCACCTGGATAGATGTTACCAATATCACGTCTAAACTCATAGTTAGATCCATCATGAATTTCGATGGGATAGCGCAGGCCAGCAGACTCGTGAGCACACTGACCTAGAAAATAAGCAATATTGATTCGATCAAAGGCATACAACTGGCAGCAGTGGGAGAAATCATCCATCAATGAATCAGGAATACTCTCAGTAGAGCAGTTCATAATTCTTCCCATCTGTACTTTAGTGATGGGCCACTGCTCCGGTTTTTTCTCTTGTTTAATTACTTGATTACGATACTTACGGATCCACTCGGAATCATCAGACAACATATCTGGGGACAATGCATCATATAAAATTTCAATCGCAAGCTGCTGATGCTCTTCAGCGTTGTAGTATTTAAAGAAATTTTTGAACCCTTCTACGGTTATCTGTGCCATAATATCAGATATCTCTTGCAATATTGTATCTACAATAGAGGTACTTAGTGCTCATATTATGACTATCGAAGAGCGTCAACAATTCTGGAAAATGGTTGAAAGTGGTGATAATCCACTGCTGTCGGTCATGTCTGGCCTTGTTGAAAAGTGGGGCATGCCTGCCATTGTTATGGCATTAGGTGATGTTGCTGTAGTTCTTTCTGAAGACGCTATTGACGCGGACAACTTGACGCCTAATCAGCGTGGTCTAATTATGAATTGCTGTGCTCAGGTCGCTAATCTCAGTGATCTTATGCATGCAGAGATGGATCATTTATCTGCAAACCAATGAGTGAAGAAGAAAAGGCTAATTGGCAAAAAATTAAAGACGTGATGGAAGAAAAAGGCACTACTGACAACATGTTTTACAAACGTGCTTGCGCTATTGTTGCTGGCCAACCTGATCCAGTAGAACCTCCGCCAACAGTAGAATAGTAATAGTGTTGCTTTCTATAAATGGCCAATAGAGCAAAAGCTAAAGCAAAGGCTGCTTCATATACTAAAAGTAAAAAGAAAGGAGCTATGAAAGGCATCACCGTAAAAAGTGGTGGCAAACTTTCTGTTGCGCAAGGCGGAGGCTTATCTGAAAAAGGCCGTGAAGAAATCAATCGTAAGACAGGCTCAAATTTAAAAGCACCTGCTCCTAATCCTAAAACTAAAAAAGACGCAGCTCGTCGAAAATCTTTTTGCGCCCGCTCCCGTAGTTGGAAAAGTGAAAGAGGCCGCGCTGCTCGTAAACGTTGGAATTGCTGATCATGTCACAAGCATCTCGCAGTAAAGCTAAAAGTAAAGCTAAATCTCGTGTAAATGAAGCTGGTAACTACACTAAGCCTGGGCTTCGTAAACAGATATTTAATAGAATTAAAGCAGGTAGTAAGGGCGGTGCGCCTGGCCAATGGTCTGCTCGTAAAGCTCAAATGATGGCTAAAGAGTACAAAGCGAAAGGTGGGGGCTACAAAAACTGATGCGTATGGCAGGACAGGTGTGGTTTCCACCCGCTAATCAAATGGGACAGGGTTGCGCTAAACGGCCTGAAAAGTATCCAGCACCAGTAAAACCTACGATGAGTCACGGGGATCCACGTACAAGTTTGTTTCCAAGATAATGGCTAAAGCTAAATCGCAAAAATCACTTGATAGTTGGACCAAAGAAGACTGGGGAACCAAGTCTGGTAAAAACAGCACTCAAGGCAGTAAAGCAACAGGCGAGCGCTACTTACCACGTAAAGCTCGTGAAGCTCTGACTGATGAAGAGTATGCGAGAAGCACTGCAAAGAAACGCGCTGCGGCCCGTAAAGGAAAGCAGTTCAGCAAGCAGCCTAAAGACGTTGCAGCAAAAACCGCTCGCTACCGTAAGTAATGTCTAAAGCTAAACGATCAAAAGCAAAAGGCTTAGCTAAGGCATTTAAAAAAATGTCTCACCGAAAGAAGGGTGGAACAAAAGGAACCTTTACAGCAGCAGCTACTAAAGCTGGATATCCAGACACTCCTGAAGGGCGTAAATCATATGCCAACTCAGTATTAAAAGACCCTGATGCATCTTCTAAAATGAAGAAGAAGGCTACCTTCTACAAAAACATTATCAATAAAGACTAATGCCTGGACATAACATGAAGCCCGATTTCCTTGACATGGATGGCGATGGCGACAAGCAAGAGCCAATGAAAGAAGCTGCTCAAGAACCGGATGCCCAAAAATTCAAAGATAAAAAAATGAGTGAGGTCATGCAGCGGAGACGTGGCTGATGGCTGGAGCAATTACAATTACAGGACTTGAATCTTTTAAAGATCAATCAGGAGATCTAACACTTGTTAGTCCTGACTCTACAGATCGTCCAGTTAATTATTGGTGGGTGCCACGTTGGTGGTGGAAGGGTACTAACACCATTTATGAAGGCTGTGTTCGTTTGAATAACAGTGACAACAACGATCAGATTTATATTGCATGTGCCGAAAGTAATCCTCATCTTAAAGTTGAGTGGAACGGCTCTGCCTATACCTTTGATGGTGACAAGAAGCGAAAGCATGTCACTAGGATCTTTGTGACTACAGACGCTTCATTAAAAACTGGAACTGATTATCAAGTGCCGCTGAGAGGTGCTGCTATTACTGCGGTCAGTTAAAAGTAACAATTACAATTAAAAAGTTTACAATTCGGTTAAAGTTTAATTGGCTGAATAATTTCAGGAGCGAATAAATGAAAGTAGGCGTTGTTGGCCTTGGGCGTATGGGCGAAGGCATGAGCCGCCGCATTCAATCAGCCGGTATTGAGGTTGTAGGCTATCGCCGTAATTATGATAAATCTCTTGAAGCAAAAGCTTCTGGATATATCACTGAAGCCGCCAAAACAATTAAAGATCTTGTTCAGCAGTTACGCACTGATGATGAACCAAGTATCTATCTGATGGTTGTACCTGCAGAAAATGTTGAGGCTACTATCACTGAATTGATAGATGCTGGTGCAGGTAAAGGAGACATAATCATTGATCACGGGAACTCTAATTTCAAAGACAGTAGACGGCGAGCACTACATCTAGAGTACAGAGGCATTACCTATCTGGACTGTGGCACCAGTGGTGGTGTTTACGGATTGAAGCGCGGCTACTGCTTGATGGTTGGTGGGGAAGCTGAAGCAGTTGATTACTGCTCACCAATCTTTAGTGCTCTAGCTCCAGGCATTGATGCCGCACCCCGTACTCTTCCTGGCAGTGATGTCACCCCTGCTGAAAACGGTTGGCTTCACTGCGGATCTGCAGGAGCAGGACATCTAGTCAAGTGCATCCACAACGGCATTGAGTACGGACAAATGGCCGCCCTTGCTGAAGGCTTAAACATTCTTAGGAGAGCGAACCTTGGAACTACTTACGTAAGTGAGGGAGACGCAGAGGTAGCTCCAATGGATAACCCCATGGACTACTGCTACGACCTTGACATTCCAGAAATTGTCGAGGTCTGGCGTCGTGGCTCTGTGGTGAGCTCTTGGCTGTTGGATCTAACTGCAGAATCCATGCGTCAAGACAACGAACTGGATGCATTCGCGGGAGGTGTCAGTGATTCAGGAGAAGGGCGCTGGACAGTAAAAGCTGCTGTCGATCTAGGAGTACCTGCTCCAACTATCACTGCTTCATTATTCTCACGCTTTGAGTCACGTCGGTTAGGCAACTATGCCAATCGTGTGCTCAATGCAATGAGAGCAATGTTTGGAGGTCATGCTGTAAGGAAAGACTAATGACATCCCTAGTTTTATTTGGTGGGACAGGAGATCTGTGCAAGAAAAAGTTAATACCTGCCCTCTATCAACTTCATCAAAAGTCAATGCTACCAACTGATTTGAAGATCATTGGAGCAGCTCGTAGAGATAGAAACACAAGAACTTGGCTGGAGTCGCTTGGAGAATATCCACCTGACTTTACCAATCTCTGCTCGTATCACCGATGTGATTTATCTGACGTTGACTCCTTACGGTCATTACCGATAGATGGAGATACAACATTTTTCTTATCGGTTCCGCCTGAGACGTACCCAGATGCAATCAGAAATTTAAAAGCTGCAGGACTTGTCAATGACCCGGAAAACTCCCGAGTGGTTATCGAAAAACCCTTTGGGCACGATCTTGAATCTGCTCATCATCTTCAGTCTGTGGTCGCTGACTGCTTACGGGAAAAACAGGTCTACCGAATTGATCATTACTTGGGCAAGGACACTGTCAATAATTTGCTTGCTACTCGTTTCAGTAATACTGTATTTGAGCCGCTGTGGAATCGGAACTACATAGAAGAGGTTCAAATCTTCGCCACAGAAACAATTGGCTGTGAGGGGCGTTCACAGTACTACGACAGTGCAGGCGTCGTCAGAGATATGCTCCAAAACCATTTGTTGCAAATCCTGGCGTTGATTGCGATGGAACCTCCATCAAAGACTGACGCTACTGAAATCCGCCGTGAGAAAGTCAAGGTTCTTTCAGCGACAAGGTTAGGCACTAAATACGTGCCTGGCCAGTACGAAGGGTATCGATCTGAAGAAGGCGTGCCTCAAAACACAGGTACACCTACGTTCATTGCTGGCGATTTATACATCGACAACTGGCGCTGGCATGGTGTTCCCTTTCACTTCATGACTGGTAAATGCTTGCCATATCAATGCGTTGAAGTCCTGATCAAGCTGAAGGACCCACCACTCAACTTATTTGAAGGGCATGAGTACAAAGACCGAATCAGTATCAGGCTTCAACCAGATCCACACTTAGATTTGCGTATTGATATCAAGTCACCTGGACTAGAGGAGAAGGTCGAACCAGCTACCCTGACCCACGCTTATCCAGACGGTGCACTCGATGGATACGTACGTTTGCTTTACGAAGCAATGAACCAGGATCAGTCACACTTCGTTCACTCTGAAGAGGTGCTCGAATCCTGGCGCATCGTTGATGACTTGCTTTGCTCAGGACCCGATTGCCCAGTACGAACGTTCCCCTTTATCTATAAACCAGATACATGGGGACCTGTACACAAGACTCAGTTCATTACTAAGTGGGACTATCCCAAATAATCAATCGCATATTTGACCATGAAATTTTTTATCACCATTTTTGCCTCCCTATGGCTTTTTGCGGCCCCTGCCTTTGCCACTGACGTGACGATGGGTGCTGGAGCAAATCTTGTGTTTGAGCCATCTGACCTCACGATCAACGCTGGTGACACCGTTCGTTTCGTCAACGATGCTCTGCCTCCTCACAACGTGATCGTCAAAGACCATCCCGAGTTTTCCCACGAGGGACTTGCCTTTGCCTCTGGAGAGTCCTTTGAGATCACCTTCCCTGAGGCTGGTGACTTCACGTTCGTCTGTGGCCCTCACGAAGGCGCTGGGATGACTGGCGTGATCCACGTGCAGTGATCTACCTACAGATCATCAACGGCGGTCTTGTGCTGCTGCTGTTGGCTGTGGTTGCGGTCGTTGTATACATCACCAACTTTTACGAGGACTAGCCTGTGGAAAACTGAGGGGGTCTATTGATAAGACCCTCTTATTAGACACTCTAGGTTGACGTGCTAATTTAGGCTACGCAACGCCGAACCCGTGGGTTCGAATCCCACCCTCTCCGTTTTTCCTACTTAACCCCACATCTGCTGGGGTTTTTCAATAGGTTATCGATAGGCGTTGCTTATAACCTCACAATGGAACAAATGAACGTTCAAGAAATGACTGACCGTCTAAAGGTCAGATACAAACGCATTTCAGAACCAACAAAAGTCCTTTGGGACAAGTCAGTCAGATACATCAAAGACATGAATGTTTCTGAAGTCGATGATGACGTGGCTGCTGACTATCTTGAGTTTGCAGAAAACAACTGGAGCGAAAGTACAGTCAAATGTCGTATTGGAATCCTCAAAGGATTGTGGAATAAAGCAGGGCGGAAGAAGCTTTATAGAGGTGACAACCCTTGGCTTGACTTGGATGATGGGCTAGAAATCTCTCGACGGGAACCAACAGTTCATCCGTGGGAGTTTTACGAGTATTACCACGAGGATCCTTACTTTGTATGCCTTTGGTATTCAGGCATGCGTATTGGAGAGCTTGCAGGAATTTATCCAGAACACATTCATTTGGATGCAGACATCCCTTATTACGATCTGGTCTACCAGGAAAATCGAGGTTTGAAAAACAAAGCTTCCATCAGGCAGGTTCCTATTCACACCAAGGCTCTGCCCTATGCCGAACGCTTGTATTTTTCAAAAGCTAAAAGCCCTGGACAAAGCTGGAGTGAACATTTTAAGAAGAACCTTGGCCTGCCAATGGGTGACGGAGCACACTCAATCAGGCACAGCTTTGTTACACGTATGCGGCAACTTGACGTGCATGAGTATTGGATTGATCGATTAACTGGCCACGCTAGAAAGACAGAAACTGCACGCTACGGTTCGTTTGACTTACCCTCTCTTAATGAGCAACTACAAAAGCTACAGTAAATACGCTACTGCCTATATACTGTTTTTTGAAAATGATATAGGGGTAGTAGTAGCTTAATAAGTAAATAGGTATATAGATAGAGGCCGTAGTTAGCGTAGCAAAGTAGTTAGAATATTGGCAAACCTTTAGGTGTAAAAATGGGTATCATCGAATCTCCAATTACTTGGATTGTCATTGCCGCAGCTTCTGAAATTATTGCTCTGACTCCCTTGAAGTCCAACAGTATTGTTCAGCTTCTGCTTTCTGCAATTAATGCAATTAAGCCTACCAATGTAAAAAAGGACTGAGCGTCATACCACATGATGCCAGGTGGATTTATCGGTTTGACACACGAAGTGCAGCCGAAAAAATTCGTCGTGCAATTAATGAGCAGAAGTTTTATACAACTTTGCCAAGTAAATTAGATAAAGCAGTAGAAGAATACAAAAAAGCCACTCCCGAACCTGAACCGGAACTGGAGTGGGAATTTGAAGAAACTGGTGAGTTTGGACAGGACGGATGGACTATCTCGTATCGCCACAAGGCAGTTGATAAGGATCAGTAGTCACCGAAGTCTTCTCCTTCCTCTTCATCAAATCCATAATCAATAAAGATTTCAGAACCGGCAGGGATATCCTCTGTTGCAAAATGACGCATTACTTCATTGACTGTATCTAGCTCATAAGCAGCGTTTGCATCAAATGAATGGTTGTACAAACCTGCAAAGCCGAAGCCAAGTACAGAGTCGTCAGCCCGCCAATTGTCAGAAGTATCGTAGGTATAACGAATTAGAACATCAGATTTTTTACGAATCTCTTTGTATGGAAATGTACAGTAAGGGGATTCTTGCAATACATCATGCGCATTAATATCTTCTGAAGTAAACACACCCCAACGATGCGTGTCAGATCGAGCAATATACAGACCAGGATGACAATAAAGCTCGTCAAGTTCTAAATTCATATTATTATTTGTTTTACATCAGTCTAAAGAAATCAAAAACACAATGTGAGATACAATTAGAAAAAGGCTTTGTGTAAATACAGCTATGGTTGAGTCGATAATAAGCGCCGCAGTAGCTGTAATTACTGGTGGTTTTGTATTAACGTCAAAATTAAATGGCAAGATCGATGAGCTTGATAAGCGTATTGATGGTGTTGAGCTGTGCATGGCACGTAATTACGTGACCAAAGATGATTTTGCTAAGACTTTGGAGCGTGTTGAAGGGCATATGATTCGAATTGAAGAGAAGTTAGATGAATTAGTGTTAAGCCAGAATCGATAAAGTCATTACTTAAATACATAAAAGGAACGTTGTTACGTTACATTCTTAGTAAGTTCCTTAAATAAGAACGAATGGGTATCGCTGAAGACTGGGCTGACTTAATGTTCAACCTAGATTGCCTCTCAAAAGGGGCTGCAAAGCGTAAGTTCCGCAAATCAATTAAATACGGTTGGGGCGGCTTATGTGCATATTGTCGCTCTAATAGGGCGACTAGTCTAGATCACATAAAACCTAAGTCAAAAGGAGGTAGTAGTCTAAGAAGCAATTTAATTCCATGCTGTCAATCGTGTAATCACTCAAAAGGTTCAGAACCGTGGTTAGTATGGTTTGAGCGGCAGGAGTTTTACAACGAAACTGCCAAAGAATTAATTGAAGAATGGATTTCCAACAAACGTTTTATCGAGGAAGAATTAGATGAATGCACAGTTAACGATCGAGCAACGGTTTGCTCTTACGAGGGCGAGATACGAAGTCACCAGAATGAGCCGCCCAGCATTGGAAAAAACCGCCTTGCGCCTGCTTAAGTCAAGGATGGAGCAAAAGAATGGTGTTCAAGAGACGTTGATGTCTAATGGCATCATCTTCAAAATTGATGAGCAGCAGAGCGGTCTTCCTGAAATTATCTCTGAAGAAACATTTTGCGAGTTGCTTGAATTAAATGTAGACGATTCTGCAGAACTACCCACTGACATCATGGATGCAGGATGGGAGGATGATGATTTAGAAGATGATGGTCTCACGTTTATGACATAAACAGCTAGACTTTGTTTAGCTGAAACACACACATGGAATATATTTTAGGGCCAGTACTTACTCTTTTGCTGGCTATGAAGTTTACGGATTGGAAGTCTAAGCAACTGGAAGAGCGTGTGGCTAATGCTCAGCAGCAGGTTGAACTGGTAAAAAAGGATATCGAAGTTCGAGATGCAGAGCTGCCTAAGAAGGTGATGGCTACTGTTGTGCCTTTGGCCAAAGCTGTGAAGAACCTAAATCAGACCGTTGGACTTTGATGTCAAAGATAAATTTACTGAGATTTTTTAAGGCATTCGCAAATTCACCACATCACATAGCTGCAGTCAACATGCTTCAAGATTCACTTGATGCAGAATTATTAGACAAAAATGCTGATTGGGTCGTTTGCTTTGAAGCAGAGAATGAAGCTGACCCACAACCAGCAAACTATAATATATAAGTAAAGATAAGGAATCTATAGTGGCTGTAGATCGGCGCAGGTTGCGCAAAGGAGATTCATACGTACAGACCTCACGAGGCCCTGCACTAGCAAAGCAACGTGCTGCTACCTATAGATATAGAAAGCAAGCCGAGCCATTTAGAACAGAACAATCTCCAGGTACTGGTGGCTTTGGCTCTGGCCTTGAGACTCAGATCCAGCGAAACTACATGAAGCAGTACGACAGAGAACGTGCAGAATCACTAAGACCTGAGAATGAAATTCAGGAAAGCATTCTTGATAAGATCAAATCTGCCAACTATCAAGACTGATCATTTGATCTTCTGCAGCCTGCTGAACCCTTGCTTGGCAACATCCATCGCATCATCTACGTCACCACCTTCTAGAAGATCCATGACGGTGGCACGATAGATGCTTGCTACATCGTTTAGACCGGCAGCTTCAAAGCCCTCTGCAGTCACATGAGTAAGCCAAGCAGCTTTTTCTGAACCTTCGAGCTTCCCTGCAATACCAAAGTCAAGTTGCATAGGACGGCCAGTCATTTTGTTGTATAAAACGTTGGCATTATGCCTATCTTCTAGACGAATACCTTTTAAAGCAAGCTGTCCGAGTTGCTGATTAACTCGTATAGCATCCCTGCCAGTAGGGAATTCACGAGCACGTTGACCGTGAGTTTCAAAGTTAGGTCGTACATCTTGCATTTCAATGCGATTTCCTATACCACCAGGAAACGTCTCCACGCCTGCGACCTTGGGAGCAAATCCCATTTCAGCTGCTACAGCTTGCAAATCGGCCTCTTCAATGACTTTTGGAGCATCTCCCGGCAATCCAAACTTTCCTTGATCTGGATAGCTCAATTGCTTCATTACATTTCCAGGAACATCAGAAGCAAAGACGACAGCGTTGCCACCAGATCCAATTGGTTCACTGCGATTTGCTGCAAGCTTACCTTCTCTTAGATATTGCGCGATAAGTTCACCAGCTTTACGCATCTATTTAATATATTTACCATCTATCTATTGTAGAAAAATATAAAAAAGACCCGCTGTTAAGCGGGCCTCAAGTATTTATTGGAAAAATCAATTAACTGATTTTCATTTAATGTAAGTACGACCGCGATAGCAGTAAGTACCATGCACTTCTTCACCGCCTTGGTGAACATTGCAATCTTGACCGCGATAGCGAGTCAGATGAATCTGTGCATCATGCATAGCAGCAGCTTTTTCGATCTGCTTTTTGATGATATTGAGTGTGTTCATTGGAAACCTCCAGTAAGTGTAGAAATTTCCCGTTCCTTCAGCCGAAGCCTACTTGCGTCCTAATAAATAGGATGAACGTATATATTTAGTATAAATCGATACTATTGTTTACGGCGAACAGTTTATGACTTCTTACCATAAAGTCTGTCTAGTTTTTTCTTTTGTTCTCTTAGTAACTGTTCGGCATTAGAAATTATCGGCCATCTTTGTAGCCGTAAAGCTTTTCTAAATCGCCGCCAAAATAGTTCCATAACACGATGTTACGAAACTTTTAGAGTTTACGGCGAACATTATTCGTTTTCGATGAATACAAGCTCTAGATGAGCTTTGTTTAATTCATACAGCATATTTTGTATAGCAATCTGCTCATCAGCATCCCCGCCAGGCCACTTCTCTAAGTAATGCCTCATGCCCTTCACTAGAAGCTTCAGGGCTGGAGCATCAACTTGAAAGTTAAATATGTGGCTTTCTGGGTTATCCATAGAACCTATTGTATCAATGTGTACTTGCCCAATTTTCGCCGTGGTCAGCAGAGGCTGTAATCGGTACACGAAAACGGTAATAACGACCTGCTTCAGGTGCAGAATTTTCTAGCAACATTTTGACCCTATCGACTTCTTGGGGTACAACCGACAGCTGCTGTTCATCGTGCACGTATGCACAACGGGTGTAGTCAATGTTGTAGCTAAGCCCTGCGCTATCAAGCATTTGCTGAGAGATCACCACCCACCGCTTTGATAAGACGGCTCCTGCTGATTGAAGTAGGTAGTTGAGGGCGGCGTGCTCAGCACGGCAGAATATAGGACGCCCATCAAGCCCCCTAAGACGACCGCTTCCACGAACCTTATGTTTAACTGCATCAATAAGTGGCTCCAATCCAGGAATTGCATCAAGAAATTTGCGGCGTAGTTCGCTGCCTAGCTGCTTCTTCTGAGCATCGCTAAGCTCAGGATGCAAGCTATGGCCGAGCTTCTGGTCGCCGGCTCCATAGATGAACGCATAGCAAATTGTCTTGACTTCCTTACGTGTACAACCCACACGGTCTGCGTTTTGTTGGTGAATGTCTCCATTGCACACAACGTCTGCAAACGCTCCCTCGTCATAGACAGATAGGTAATGCCCTAAGCATCTGAGCTCTAAGCCCTCCAAGTCAGCCCCGACCATGACATGACCAGGATGCGGAACAAACAACTGACGTGCCCAAGGTGCGGACACCACTTGACCGAGGTTGGGACCACGGTGCGCGTTACGCCCGGTTTGGGTCGCAAGAGTGCAGCTGTGGTGAATACACCCGTCATCTTCAATTGTGTTGAACCAGGAATTTGTCCCCTCAGACAGCTGGCCCAACCATTTCTGTAGGGTCAACAGACGAATGAACATCTCACACTCCTCATGCAAGAGCTTGTTGTCTTGAGCTAGAGCAAGGTCGCGCATCTCAGAAAGGGTTGCCTCATCAACCTTGGGCTTACCTGTGTCTGTGACTTTGGTAAAGCGAGCTCCACGGAAGTTCTGCAAAGCCCAGGCAATATGTTGACGTGATGTTGGATTGAAGTCCAGCAGTTTCGTCATAGGAGCACCGGCTACATATCCCTTAGTTTTGTTGGCCCGTTTAGGTGTATAGACCTTTCCGGGTACATAGATATAACGTGATTGAATTGATTGCTCAAGTTGGGTGACCTCGTCTTGGAGTTCACCACGCACTCTTTCTGCGGCAGCTACATCAAAACGGAAGCCACTGGCTTCCTGTTGTGACATGATTTCTGCCATCCGCATTTCGAGCAGTACACAATCATTCATCGGCATTCTCCTCTTTCAAAATAAATGTGTAAGAAACATAGTCAGGCTCTTCAATGCCCATGAACCAAGTCACAGGACATTGGTCTAACCATTCGTAAAACTCAATTTCTTTTTCAGTCAGATAAGCCATCGGCATCCTCCTTATTAAATCCAAATGCAAGTGACTTTTCTTCTAGAAGTTTGTCTGCTCGGAACTTATGTCCAAGCTTGGCTACAGATTCCATAACTCTGAGAGTATCTTCAGTCGTAGAGCCATCAGGCATACGGCTATGGACTTCATTAAATAATGGAAAGAAAATATCAGCAGCTTCTGTTACTTCTTCGTGGGTAAGCGGGTCGCCTTTTTTAGGTGTAGTAGTCATGAGTAATCCTCCATACGTCGTTTCATTAGTGCCCAAAGTTTGAGCGTTACTTCGGTGTCTTGGATGCAGTAGTCGAGCATCTCAGGTGTATAAACAGACCAGTTGCCTTCGTGCTTGCCAAAGTCACCTTTAAAGCACTTGAGGCGATAGCCCCAGGCTTCAAGGCTATGTCGTCCATACAGCCGCTGTGGCATGCCGTGTGGACGACGTTCGTAGTCTCTATCTGCAATATGTGGATAGAAGAGACGGCTCAGAACAAGAGTGTCAATAGCCTGGCCCTGTGGCTTGAACTCAGGGAACTGCTCTTTTATTAATGGGATGTCATAGCCAATAATGTTATGGCCAATCAATACATCCGCCTTCTCCAGTTCCTTTACTCCTTGTATGATCGATTGCTCAGGGCGATGGTCAAACACAGAAGTGCCGCCATCGTCACCGCCACGCATAACGATGCAGTGAATACGGGATCCTTGTCGTAGTAAGCCAGTAGATTCAAGGTCAAAAATAATTTGTTTATTCATCGAAGGTATCTGTTGCATTGTCTGGATCATATTCATCTGGCGTGAACGGGTTCGCTTCTGGGAAGAGAACTGGATCAATGTTTCTGTCATTAGTATTTTTTGTAAATCTTGGATCTTCATCTAGAAAGATTGGCTCAATTGAAACTTGAAGTTCTCTTGCCAATCGTCCAGCACGTCTGAACTCTTCTCGGTAGTATGGTTCCCACTCGTGAGCAAGGATCACAATCTTCCTGATGCCCATCATGTGAGCTTGGAAAATAGAAGTGGAGAAGGGATATCTTGTGCTGTATATAACTGCACCTATGGCTGGCGTACCTGCTTTGGCAGCAGCTGCCACCGCATATGAAATACAATCAATCTCAACTTTGCTGTCTGTTAATAAGCTTCTGCCATTACCAATAATCTCTCGGTCACGCACAATAATACACCCTCCAGGAGACTTTGGATGGGTAGACGCTTGACCAATTGCTTGTGCTACGGTTATAAAATATTTGTCTTTATTCTTAATAAAAGTTGGGTCACCTTTAGGACTGGGCATATCCACATCATCGATCTGTTGACTCTATATTAGGAAGTGAATAATTCAGATGTGAGCAATAATGGACCACAAAAATATCAAGTCTTTTAAAAGTCCAGCATTTTCAGATGAAAACTTTTTCAAGCTTGATACTCAGTACGATATGGTGAACAGCCCTGCACACTACACTCAAGGTCGTGTAGAAGCTATTGAGGTCATTGAAGATTCTATTAGCAGTGCACCTACTCCGATGTTGGGTTTTCTTCAAGGACAGGTGCTGAAATATATGCTGCGCCTTTGGCTTAAAAAGAATAGCAAAGAAGATGCTGAAAAAGCAAAATGGTATCTCAATAAACTGATTGATTCGCTAAACTAATAAAGCCGCAGATAAGCGGCCTTGTTGTCAACAGCGGCGGAAGTAGAGATATCTATTGCGTAGTTGAAGAGTCTCATGATCTTGGATGTGTGGCAATAAACTTGTATACGTGTAGTTAAGGTCATGAGTTGTATGAGTAAAGTAGGCAGAGATACCTTCACATAGCTCAGGTTCGTTAGGTTGATACCACGCTTTAATTGAAAAACATTCCCAGGGCTCTAGTCCTTGGGAGACCCAACTGTTCAGTTCCTCTAGGCGCTGGGCAGTTTTTATTATGTGCTGCTCATGTGCCTCTGAAATAGGTAAAGACAGATAAGAGTTTTGATAGAGCAAAGCGTGTTTCCACATCAATGTACCGTCTTTAGTAATTAGACGGCATGGATGCACCTTGCTTTCAGACGGAAGCAGGTAAAAGTAATCCTGAGCAATGTGCTTACTCATCAGATATTACCTTTATTCTCTTCGTAATACTCAAGGTCTTTTTGCCACCCATCACCTGCATACTCGCTATAGATAACTCGACCGATATCTCTAAAGCTGTTATAAAACAGAGATACTTTATCGATATCTGTCAGGGCTTGCTGGATGGGAGGACCATAGATAATCAAATTCCATGTAGATGGACATACAGATTCAAAACCCTCTGAGGTGGCCCGCAGTTGCTTTACACGTTTAAAAGGAATACAAATCGGATAGTCCCAAACAACAGGTGCTGCGCGAAGAAGCTCAGAAGCACTACTAAAGAATACAAAGCTTTTAATATGACCATTTCGATATTCACTAATGGTTTTATTAAGCCAGATACGACAATCCCTTACAGCGCCCTTTGGTGCTACCCACACGTTGCCATGCCAGTGCTCTTGAAGCGGATTAACTTCAATGCTAGGCACGGAGGTAGCATCGACCAATACCTGTTGAACAGGATCAGAAGTCGGATCAAAGTCAATACTTCCCATCACTTCCCGAGCTCGATCAATGAGCTGCGGAGTTGGGTAAAGAGGTAGCTTTAAACCTTTAGCAGCGAGTTTATCCGATAAATTCTTCTGCGACCGCTCTAAGGCTTTCTTGGCTCCCACCTGCTTCGACTGCAAATGTTCTTGTTCCAGCATCACTAATCAATGTAATAAGCACGTTTTGCGTCCAATCATTCTCGTCAATCTCCTGTAAAAGTTTTCTAAGAAATTCAGTTACATCCTCATCGTTTTCACGTTCAGATATACGAAGATCAAATTCAATTGATTCTGCCCACATAAAAGTAGTAGAGTCATTCATCAAATTGATGACAAGAGAACCAGGACCGTGTTTCTCGACTCCATTAAGAGCAATATTAATAAGATCAGTAAGGATCAAATCAGCAGTAGCCATAAGGAACTTCTGCTCTTGCTCCTTTTCAGGACCAAGTTTATCTGAAGCAATCAATTGCTTAATTAGATCAGAACGTCTAGACATAATGGAATGACTCTCTATTTAGGATAAGTTAATTAAGTATTATTTGTGGAGTTTCCATCTCCATCTTCTTTGTTTTGTGGTGTATTAAATTGACTGGTATGTCTACCGTTAAGCATGTCATCTACCACTGCTTCCCATCTATCTGCAAATCCTGAGTTAGGTGCAAAGATTAAGTTTGCACGATCATCTAACTCTTG